GTTATGTCACTTTGGCAGAAGCTAATAGTTACTTTGAAACTTCTCCTGATGATTCAACGTGGACAAACAAAACAGACGACCAGAAAAATAGAGCATTAATTTCTGCTTGTCGCTGGATCGACAGCCTTAATTTCTACGGCGACAGATGTGATGAATCACAAGCATTAAAATGGCCTAGAAATAACTTTCAAGTTGATGATGTAGAGCTTGCCTGTAGCTTAATTCCTGCAAAAATTAAGTATGCACAGTACGAGTTAGCCAGAGCACTTGCTAATGACACAGATGCAATGACTGGAAATAGCGGAACAGAAGGTGTTGCAAAAGAAGTCGAATTGGGTGAATTAAAGGTTAAATACAACGAAGCTAGTCTTGCTACTGGCAACGTGAACAATGTTTTTGACGTTTATCCTTGGCTCCAGTCCTATCTTGGTGCTTATTGTCTTGGTGGAGCTGGCGGCTATCAAGTTCGGGTGGTAAGAGGTTAATTATGGCAAAAATTGATGATGTCTTCGGAAAAGTACCTGAACAGATTCTTGCAACATGGGGGCAAGAGTTTACTTACATAAAAACTGGGGCTGCTACTTACAACCCAACTACAGGACAAACAACTTCAAGCGACACAAATGTCACTGTAAGAGGAGTAATAACGAGCATAAACACTAACGAGAGTAAAGGTTTGTATCAAACAACCGATGTAAAAGTCATCATTGGTACTGCGGAATTAGGAAATTATTACCCAACAGAATCGGATCGTATGCAATACCCCCAGGCAGGAGCTACTAGAGAGGGAAAAGTGTTAAACGTAAGTACAGCAAGAGGTGACAATCCAATTTTTCACACTCTCATTGTCAGACCTCAATAATGGCAAAATTCGTCAACGAACTATGGAAAGCCCTAAAAGAGGTAGATAGAGTTGCTGCTTCCGTTGCTTATCACGGACCAGCATTTGCTTCTGCCCGAATAATCAGTGACTTACAGCAAGTAGGACCAAGTTGGACAGGTAGTTTTTCAAATTCATGGCAAATAACAACACCTACACATAAAACGTTTAAGTGTAGAAACTTTCGTGGTCAGGGTGCTCCAACTGGTGTCCGATTTCCTACCACAACAGGTAGAGAAGCAATAAAGGGGATATTTAGCCTAAATAGCGTTGTATTTGAGATCGAGAATGACTCTCCCTACAAAGAGACAGCCTTTGACTTTCAAAGAGATATGTATCTACCCCCTACACCTGAACCTGGATTTATAAGTGGAGGGTACTTCCCTAGTAGTAAGTGGGAAGTAGGTTCTGGAAGCAGGTTAACGCCAAAGTTAAGAGGTTCTATAAACACAGGTTCAGGAGGTAGACCAAGCAGAACAGCAAAACTCAATTGGTTCCGAAAATACGTAAAAGCAGGAGAGCTGGATCGTGCAATTAGAATAGAAATGGATAGGGCTTTGAAAAAGTCTGATCGTCGTACTGCAACAAGAGGATTTGGATGAATTACCAAAAAATTAGGGCTGCTGTAGAAAATCCCTTATTAACAGCGTTTGGCGCACTTAGTCCTGCTGTACCAATCTATTTTGACAATGTAATTGCCGATCCCCCTAACAGTACAAGTGAATTTGTGCAGGTAAATATTGATTTTGGCTTAACAAACGACCCAACGCTTATAGAGAGCGTGGACAACGCCAGAGGCTTAATTACTATTCAAGTTTTTACAGAGAAAGGTAAAGGACCGTCAAGAAATCAAACGTTAATGACAACAGCCGTAGCAACGCTTGAAACACTTAATTCTTCTCAGAAAACTACGACAGGTGTTTACATGCGTCTAGGCTCAATAGAAGGCCCAGATTTTTCAAGCACTGAATCAAACCCTTTGTTTAAAAGTGAAATAGATACCTCTTTCGTAGCAACTGTACTAAGCTGATAAAAGTTGGCATTACACGCTAACCTGTAAATAAATTTTCTAAGCAGCCTCATGGCCGTTACTGTTCTATCGGGCACATCAGGTGCTCTCTACTATAAACCTGCTGGTACGACAGGTACTTTCAGTCCTGCTGATGTCACTATTGGCACAGAAACAATGGTGGTTCAGACTTACTTAAACCTAAAAGTAGGTGATCCAGTTAAGTTTCAAGTCATAGACAGCTCTTCTGGTGCGTCAGGAACAGGAACATTACCTGCTGGATTAAGTGCTGGAACAACTTATTACGTTACTGCGTACACAGCTACAACAGGAGCGTTAAAAGTATCAGCAACCAATGGCGGTTCTGATGTGAACCTAACTGATGTTGGAACAGCAGCAGCTCCTAACGAATTTCAAGTTTATTACAACGATTTTGCTTCTATCGGACAAGTAAGAGAGTGGACTTTTGAGATTGAAAGAGCTGAGATTGATGTAACAACAATTGGTCAAGCTCCTGGTCAATACGTTCCATTTAGAAAGTACATCGCTGGATTTGGTGATGGTTCTGGTACTGCTTCTACATACATGACAAACGAAGACGCAGCTCTATCAAACAGATTGGTAGAAGACGTTCTTCAGCGTCAACAAGTTGGTGCAGCGTTCAAGCTTTATACAGACCGTGTATTTAGTGGTGGATCTGTTAGTGACACTCTTAGTCGCTCAATCAGCTTTGATGCAACATTAACTTCTGCAAGTTTCAGTGTTAACCCTGATGATGCTCAAGAAGTAACAGTTAACTTCCGTCCAGCAGGACTCCCCACATTCGACTTAAGTTCTACATAATAGTAACGGAATCGGAATGTTCCACTAACCCTGCTTCTTGCAGGGTTTTTTATTGACTATTGAGCTATAGTAGTGGCACATAAATTCTTATTATGGCTACTAGCTCAAGACCGCTTCGTGCAATAGATCGTTTAAAAAAGGCTGCAAACTTAGATGCTACAAAGAAAGAGGTTGAATTATCTGACGGAACCATATTTGAATTATGGGTAACACCATTAACAATGGCAGAAAGAGAAAGGGCACAAAAGGGAGCCAAATCTGATGATGCAAACGAGTTTGCTCTTCGCTTACTTCTGACAAAAGCTCAAGATGAAAATGGTGAAAGGTTATTCACTCTTGGAGAAATAGACATACTAAAAAATGAAGTCAGAGACGCTGATCTACAGGCTTTAATGTTGGCTATTATTAATGACGATCAGGAGCCAATAGACCCAAAACTTTAAGCCAAGAACTAAGGAAAGATAACTTAATGATGCTGCAATTCAGCATCGCTAAAGAATTAGGAAAATCTTTAGTAGAAATCAGGCAACTTTCCTTAGAAGAAATTCTTGGCTGGAGTTCCTATTTTCAAGTTTTAAACGAAGACCAGCAGAAAGAAATAGATAGAGCGAAGAGACTCCGCTAGACTGTTGCGTAGTGCTTGGGTTAAAACATCGTGGCCTATAAAGCCGATATAAATATTGCTGTAAAAGGCACTAGAGAATTAGACCTTTTATCTAAAAGATTAGAATCTAGTGCAAGGCAGATAGATAATATTCAGAAAAAGTTAGTTAATTGGGCACAGGTAACAAAGTCTAGTGTTGTTCCGTCTTTAGATAACTTAAATAGAGCTTTAAGAGCAGCATCAAATAATTTTGATAAGAGTGTAATGGGTACTAAAGCTGCTACAAACGCAGCTAATAACTTAGTAACAGCAGAAAGAGCAGTAAATAAGGAATTAAGGGAGCGAGCAGATCTATTGGGTCGTATTAGAGAAAACCAGAGAATTGCTGGCCTTGCTAAGTCAGGAATAAGGGAAAGGACACAGTATTCGGGTCCAATTGGGCCTGGTGCTGCATCTGGTGTACTTGGAGGCCAAAGTGCTCCTGTAGACGAAAGGATACAAAGAAGTTTACAAACACGAAGAGATGAGGAGGTGTTACAAAAGGCTCTTCAAAAGATGGAGCTTAAGAGTGTAGATACCCAAAATAAACTGTTAAATGCAAGGGCTAAAAAGTTAGTTCTTATAAGAGAAGAGGTAGCTAAAGGAAAAGTATTAGAAAGAATGAGGCAGCAAAGGAGAGCTGGTTCTGGATTTAGAGACTTCAGTATTAATGCAGAACGATTTGGTGCTCCGAGTTCCCCGATCATGCAGGGACCACAGGTATCTTCTGCTTTTCAAGAGTCTTTTTTGCAGGAGAAGAATAGACAAAGAAGATTAGATAGGCAGTTAAAAGTAACTAGAGGAAGAAGGAAACAACAGCAAATGCAGGGTGCTTCTGCTAATGCTCTTATTGGTGGTGCGTTCCCTCTCTTATTTGGTCAAG